AGTACTTACACCATCACCAGAAAATGCTTCTTTTACATAATTGATTGCATTACCGTATAAATCATTCCATACAACCGCTTCACCAATAATAATTGGATTTCCTACATCATTGGTAGAAACATATGCAGCGGTTATTGGGCCGATAGGCTTTGCATCCGTATGTCCGTTATAGGTATCTCCGGTAAAATGGATCTTTAATGGGGAATATAAAGCACTCTTTATAATGTTTGCGGCTTCTGTTTCACTTACCGCTGTTTTGTTGTGATTTGGTTCAAAATCCGTAATTATAAGACGTAATTTTGTTTGTAAAGGATTATCTTTAGATTCTTCTGCATATTGTATTTTTCCAAATACTAAACTATTTGTTTGCATACAGTAAACCTATTCCCTTATGTAATAAAAACAAAATCCCTCATGTATACATTATGTATTATTAAACACTACCACCATAACTACGATAGCGCATTAATACCGCACGTACTGTTAAATGTGTTATCTGCATATTCTTTTGCTTTTTGTTACTGAAATGCGCGTTTACTAGTGTAGTTATTTTACGTAGGGATAAAGGGGTTTGTTCTTCGATAGCTTCGTCATAGATAGCTAATATATGATTCATAACCCGCCAATCAGTTAATGGCCTACCAATTCCGCGCTTTCCCGATTTAGGGGTATCTTGGAGTACACCATGTAATGATACTTCTGCGGTGTAAGGTAATTGAAATATTTCAGCGTGATCTATGCTATCTTGTTTCTGTTGCATACTGGATAACGCAATAAACCAATCTTCTTTAAAGTATTCACCATATTTACGAAAACATGGTGTACACGTTCGCTGATTATTTGGTAATTGACGGTCACATAAAACACACGTACGGTAATGCATATTTCCTCTTGACATAGCTACTGAGCTATGCTATACTTATTTTCTAGCCGCAACTTGCGGTTATCTTTATTATATAAAGAAAAATAGTTTATGTCAAGTAGTATTTATTGAGGAATTATGACAAATAGATTACAAGTACGCAAATTGCACAATGATGCGGTTATTCCTACCCGAAATAAAGGGGATGCAGGGTATGATTTATATGTAGGAAATATTATACCAATTCCATTAGAGAAAGGATTCGGTGTTATGATACCTACTGATATTGCTATGGAAATTCCTGATGGATATGTAGGTATTTTAAAAGATCGTAGCAGTATTGGAAGTAAAGGTATCCATATTCTTGCCGGCGTTATTGATTCAAGTTATCGCGGGAATATTAAGGTATGTTTTGCAAATATCCACGGCGATACATTCTTATTTAAACCTGGAATGAAAATAGCGCAAATAATTATTGTACCCTACTATATTGCAATGATTGACGAAGTAGATACACTTGATAGCACAGATAGAAATGAAAAAGGATTCGGCAGTACTGATAGTGAGAAAAAATAATGTATTTAACTGATCAATTTATAGCACAGTATGAAAATAAGGTAGTACCATTTGGCGGGAACGGATTAGGAAACTTTGTGTATTTACGCACATACGCACGTTGGTTAGAAGATAAGCAGCGCCGCGAACATTGGTATGAAACAGTACGGCGGGTTGTAGAATATTCTCTCAGCTTGTATCAAGGCCCATCTACCGCTTGTGAATTACAGCAGGAAGCAGAACAATTATTTGATGCTATGTTTCATATGCGCGTATTTCCCGCTGGTAGAACATTATGGATAGGTGGTACTGAGAATGCTAAACTATTCCCGCTATCGAATTTTAATTGTTCATTCGTGGTAGTTAATCGTTATAGTGCTTTTGTTGATACATTTCATGCATTAATGTTAGGTACTGGTGTAGGCTTTCGTGTATTTCAAGAAGATGTTAATAAACTTGCGGCGGTTAATCCTACAATTGTTCTTGCACATAAACCATATCACCCGAAAGAAAAGAAAGATCGTATTGAGCAAACACAAGTCTATGAAGGGGATAATAGCGTTTATATTATCGTAGGCGATTCAAAAGCAGGTTGGACTCGTGCGCTAGAAGAATATTTTACCGTACTACAACGAAAAGATATTGAAGCTATTATTATTAATTATGATAGTGTACGTCCTGCTGGCGAACGATTAAAAACATTTGGTGGTAGAGCAAGCGGTCATACTGCATTACGTGATATGTTTAATGGCGTGCATAAAGTAATCCGTAGTGGTAATACTACATTAACTCCACTACAATGTATGGATATTATGAATTTTATTGGTCAAAATGTAGTAAGTGGTGGTGTACGTAGAACTTCTGAAATAACATTATTCGGTATTGACGAAACAGATGTATTAGATGCAAAAGTAGGTTTATTCGATACAACACATAAAAATTATGCACAGCATCAAAGATATATGAGTAATAATAGTATTCTCTTTAAAGAAAAACCTACAAAAGCACAATTAGCCGCTATTTTTGATCGTATTAATCAATCTGCTGAACCTGGATTTATTAACTATGTAGAAATGAATCGCCGCAGACATAGTGCAGAAGGATTAAACCCATGCGCTGAAATTATCCTAGATGATTGTGGTACCTGTAATCTTTGTGAAGTCAATCTAGCTGCACATGTTGTCAATGGTGAACTTGATTTTTCTAAACTTGCGGAATCAATGATCCTTGCAACGCGCATGGGATTACGAATGACAAATGTTACAATCGAATTAACACAATGGGATTTTGTGCAAAAGCGAGATAGATTATTAGGTATTTCGCTAGGTGGTGTTATTACTGCGGAAGAAATGCTAGGGTATACAGTTATTGAAAAATACGGATTATCACAACAATTTGTTACGTTAATTGATACGCTCAATGAAATTGCAAATACTGCGGCAAAGAATTATGCATTTGAAATGCGGGTACCTATTCCATTACTCGTGACAACTGAAAAGCCTAGCGGATCTATCTCTCAGCTACCTACAATATCATCCGGTGTACATCGTGATTATGCTCCGTTTTATATTCGCCGCGTACGTATTACTGCAAGTGATCCATTAGCCAAAGTCGTATTAGCTATGGGATATCCTGTCTATCCTGAAACTGGTCAAGGCCCATCTGTACACGATTTTGATCAATTAAGTGCATATGATAAAATGCAAGCGTTAGAAGTTGCAAATACATGGGTTGTAGAATTTCCTGTGCAATCCCCTGTGAAACTCGCTGCGGTTGACGAATCAGCCGTACAACAATTAGCACGCTATTTTACATTTCAACGCAATTATACCGATCATAATACATCTATTACGGTTTATTATGATGTAAGTGAAGTTGCCGCTATTATTGATATGTTGTATGAAAATTGGAATGATTATGTTGGAGTATCATTTCTACCCCGTGACAATAGTATTTATCCGCTATTACCTAAAGAGAAAATCAATGCGGAAGAATATCATTATCGCGCTTCACAAATTAAAACAAACGATATTATGCACACAATGGAAAACTTACTGAAGGATACTGAACGTTCATTTGCAGCTACCGAACTACTAGATGCAGATTGCGATGGTGGTATTTGCCCAATAAGGTGAGTGTTTAGAAACTTGCACATATAGATAGATATACTATTTTGTATTTGTATATCTATCTATATGGAAAGAATACTATGAAAATTGTTAATAAAAATGGGCGAAACTTTATTGTCATTAATTGTAGAATTTGTGACAAAGAACTCTACATTTATAAATCACATTATGCTAGACACGGTAAAAGATGCACAAGTTGTGCTACTGCGGAAAAAAATAGAAATAATAAGGGTAAATATCACTATATCCATAATGAGAATTACTTTTCTGAGCAAACATTACAATCTGTATATTGGGCGGGATTTATAGCTGCCGATGGTTACATAGATGATAAAGGTACTATTGCAATTAACATAAGTCAAAAAGATGTTGAAAGGTTAGAGCAATTTATAATAGATATAGGTTATAATAACAAAGTAATGCGTTCTGGTAATACCAATAATAAGCGTGTAATTATTAGATCTCATAAATTATATGCAGATCTTCAACAAATGTATAATATCACGCCGCGTAAATCTATAACTATGATTCCACCAGCTCTAACAGATAGAAATATGCAACTAGCTTTTATTATCGGCTACATAGATGGAGATGGTACGATAGGCTATACTGGTGGTACATTTAGATTAGGCGCTATTGGTACACTTCCATATCTACAATGGATGAAATCAATTATAGATTATGAGATTAAACCAACAAAAGCTACAAATTTGAGCCAGAGGAAAAATTGTCCCTCGCTTTATGAATATACTGCATACGGTAAACGCGGTAAGCAGATATATCAAATGTTAAAAGCTGTGCCAGTTTCTAAACTGCAAAGAAAATGGTCAATCGAATAATAGAATAACGGTACACTTGAAAGCCTGTACGTAATTGTATGGGCTTTTTCATTTCCCCTACAAGCCGTCTAGCAGCCATTCTAAGCCACGCAAATAGCTTACGGGTATCTCAGGTAGGGTAGCCTGTTTTGACGGCTTAGAATGGCTTAGAGCATAAGGAAAATAATCATGGCAACCGGAGTTAAATCATTCAAAACGAAGTTTTCAGAAGAACTTGCAAAGTATGCAGCGAAATACGATATTGATACACTCAGTAATCCAAACGATGTTAATAACCTGCATACAATTATACGTAACTCTATTGTTATTCAAGAATTGCAGGAAAAGTTACACGAGCTAGCAGAAAACGATGCAATTAAAAACGCTATGGATATGAAGAAATTAAACGATAGTGTTGTATCGCTTACTGGATTAAATATTCAACTTGAACGGCAATTAAGTATTGACAGAAAGACACGTAAAACAGAAAGTGAATCATCGGTAGCAGATTACTTAGATAAATTACGTGAAATGGCAAAAGTCTTTATTGACGATGATTTACGGCTACAGAAAGTCTATTGTAAGAAATGTAATATTCTTGTAGGTAGAATATCTGGCGTGTATGAAACAACCTATTATCGTGTATCATTTCAATGTCCACAGTGTCAAAAATCAATTGTATTAGAACGTAAAGAACGCGATTATTTATTTGATGTAAAGGATGCAGAATGGCGCAGACCATTTCCAATGGAAGTTATTAGGCCGAAAGTAAAGACATTAGAAGATGCGCCGGATCTTGTTATTACACCAGATCTTATATTAACTGATGAAGATGAAGAAACTGAGAATATACCGTAAGTTGAGGAATAACGATTATGGCATTAGTACAAAAGATAAGTGATCAGGAATTAGCGTTATTAGAAATAATGGAAGATCCAATATGGTTTGGTGAATTTATGCGTTCTACAGGCTATGGAGAAACAAAAAAAGAATTATGGCCTTCACGTAAATTTACCTATCGTGATTATCAGAAACAAGTATTATCGGATAAATCTACCTATATATCATTAATTGGCGGTAGAGCAATTGGTAAATGTCAACCCGGTCAAAGTAGAATATATACAATTTATGGCTATAAAACACTTGGAGAATTAGAAAAGTTACCCTTTACGATTGTATATGCACAAACACCGAATAATACATTAGAGCAGCGTAGAGCAGTTGTCGTAAAAGATAAACGTGCGGCAACCTTTAAAATAACAACAGTAAGCGGTCATAGACTAGAAGTAACTGCTAATCATCCGATATTAACGCCAGCGGGATTTGTTGAAACAAAAAACCTGACAACTAACGACTCTGTAGCTGTTATTACAAAACTACCAAGTGAATCTACTCAGAATGCATTTAGCTGGCATGAATTACGTATTATCGGATATACAGGATTTTTTAGCCATTGGTCACATTCTATACCAATACCTACGAAATATAAACAACAACTTGAAGAATTAAAGATTATTGCAGATCGTTTCTTTATGCTATCGAATTACGATCATAAAGGTGTATTTTCCTTTAAGCGCCGCCCATCTTCTTATACCGTACCAATAACGCAATTCTACCGCGTACTTAATCAAGAAAGTGCAAAGAAAGTAGGGGCATCGAATATACCCGCAAGTATAAAGAATGAACGTTTATCTAATATACAGATTATCATGGAAGCACTTTTTAGTCAGTTTGCGAAACTTTCACGTAATAAAATAACACTTACATTACCGCATCCATTAATTTATGCAGATATTCAAGAACTTTTATTGCGGTTTGGTATTGAATCACATTTCGATACGGCATTATATATTGATAACGCATGGGATGTATATACTTTTTGGCAAACATTTACTATTCCTGGTGTAGCTGTTACTGAGTTACAAAAGCCGCAAGATGTACGATTAGCGCAACCTACCGAATATCTACGCTATGATGCAATTCAATCAATTAACCAGTCTGCTTTCGATACGCAAACATATGCAGTATATGTGTATGGAGATCAAAACTACATTAGCGATAATATAGTTACACATAATACCGTACTATTAGAAGATAAAATATTGTATGATGTAGTGAATAACCGCAGACAGCTAGTAGACACGCCGGAAATGCTTTTAACTACTGCTAACCAAGCTCAGATGACGCCACTATTAAATAAGCTCATTATTCGATTTACTACAAGTAAATTACTAAGAAGTTTCTTACAGAATAGAATTAATAAAACTGATGGTACGATGTCATTTCCAATACGTAATCCACCAGTTACACTTCATTTCCGTATTGCTGGTAGTAAGTCAGAAAATAACGTTGTCGGGTTGCACTTACCGCGAGTTATCATTGACGAATCACAAATTTATCCTATGGGATCATTTACGCAACTTTTACCCGTAGTAAATACATGGGAACCTAATGTGCAGTTTATCACCGCTGGTGTACCGAATAGTATTAGAAATAGTGTTTTATTTCTCAATGATCAAAAAGACGCACGTTATAAAAGATATCGAATTCCGGCGCATAATAACCCGTATTATTCGTATGATGAAGATGTAGAAAATCAAAAGCGTTATGGTGGTATACAGGATGATAGGTATCAAAATTTAGTATTAGGTAGACATGGTGCGGCTTCAACAACTATGATACCGCGTGAAACAATACAACGTGAATCGTTTCCATTCTTTAACTTACGGTATTCTTCGCTGCATAAAGTTAAAGGTGGACATTATATAGATATTCTGGCGCGGGTTGCTATTCCTGAAAAATTACAAAAGATTGTTTTTGCGATTGATACAGGTTTCGTAGATCCTACCATTATTCAAGTTATTGGATTGGGTGAAGATTCAATATGGCGTACCTATATTCGTATTAGATTACAACGCATTGAGTTTCACGAGCAAGAAGAAATTATTCACTTTTTAGCGCAATTATATAACCCTACGGTTATTGCAATTGATATAGGCGCTGGCGGTTAACACACAAGCTGCCATTAAACTTAACTAAACACGGCGAAACACGTACAAAGTACGTCAACACCGTTCTAACCCGATATGGGTAGACTAGAGACTATAATGCAAAAACAATTAATTAAAGTGGTTGCAGCATCCCTATTAGGCGATGCACATATTGAAAAATCACAAAACGGAAATGCTCGCTTTTCTTTAAAACTTATTTCAGACCATAAAGATCATCTATTCAATATAGGTGAATATCTAGCAGAACTTACTAAAGTTTCTACATATACTACAGAAGCTACTCAGTATGAGATTAAAGGTAAAATGTGCAATATAAAAGAAACTACAACAATACGAACAATGGCGCATCCAATGTATACTAAAATACACGAGCGTATGTACCTTAATCGTATTAAACGTGTAGATCCACATTACCTAACATTGATAGATGCTGAATTTATGGCTATATGGTATATGCAGGATGGATATTTACACTTTCCAAAAGATTGTGATAAACCAACACCGGGTTTTGTATTATGTACTGATAACTTCACATATGGCGATCAAATGTTATTACGTGAGGCAATTAAAGAAAAAACAGGATTTGTGTTTAACGTACAAAGACGTGGCTTGAATTCACATGGGGAACAAGCATATAGATTATATATGACACGGAAGCAGACAAAAGATTTTGCTAAGTTTCTTGCTCCACATATTCAACCAAGTTTTATGTATAAAATAGACATTGAACGTTAAGACACGTTTATACGTGTAAGAAATAGTCCGATCTGCATAGTAATATGCAGCGATATGCAGAAATGTCATATCTATACACAATGATGTGTATATAACAGAAATGGGTGGTTCAGGAATGTTACATCATTTAGTGCATACAGAACTCTATAGTAAATATAACTATGCTCAGAAAATTATGCCTATTCAATTTGCAGAAAAAATAACCGCTGGTATTGATTCATCTGGTGAAGAACTCATGCAAGACTCGAAAACCGTAGCGACAAATGACCTTGCAACATTTGTACAAAATGGTTCATTGCGCTTCTCTGAGTTTGATTTTGAAGGGGTTTCACAATTAGAACGATTAGCGAAACAGAATAATATTAGCGGTAAACCTTCATTCTTTATTCTTTCGGATGCGGGTTCAGGTAAAGATGATGATGATCACATTTACGCTAGTTACGTCTGTTTTGTGTTAGGTATACGTACAATTCCGAATGTTTCAACTACTATTCGTAAAATTGCTAGACCTATTGGAAGTATGACAAAATAACGCATTATCCAGCATTATCCGCAATTATCTGCAATTATCCGCAATTATCTAGGGCATTATCTAGGCATTAGGAAGCCATAAAACGGCTATTTACGTTACTGTAAATACATTATTTTTTTTAATAACATAGGTTTTACTGCATTAGAAAGCGGTAAACAGGTATCGTATAAAATTATGACAGAAAAAATACCACATCAGTTAGCGAAAGCACAGGTTGCTTTTCAGTACAAACCTATCATTCCTGGTACGCCAGTAACAGAAGATTATCATCGAATGTTGAAAAAGATTCGTTATTTTTATGAACATGACGCAATAGCAGGTACCGTTATCAATCGCATGACTGACATGGCAATAACGGTATTACGGAATAAAAAAGTTGGGAAAAGGAATGCTACGCCATTAACTGAGGAAGTAGAGCATTTCTATAGAAGTGTAGCAGATTCATTAGTACCATTCTTACGATCTGCGGCATTAGAATATTTATTATCAGGATGTTTAGTACCTACATTTACTACAAAGAAAATTCGCGGGAATGTCTTTCATGAATCATTGGGCCGCACACGTTATACCGTTATTGATAAAATATGGGTGCGTAATCCTGATAACCTGCTACTGAGAAAAACACCATTTGGGGATACCAGAAGCGTCTATTTAAAGATACCAGAAGATGATATTACGTTTATTAAAAATAAAGGGAAACGTGGAGATGGTACAGCAGATCTTGCAGCCTATAATCAACTTGTAGAAACATATCCAGATTATGTAACCGCCATTCAAAACGGTCAAGTATTATTCCTTTTACCTGATACCCTTTATGCACGTAAACTTACATCCTATAATGTATATCCAATACCATTCTTAAAGAATGCACTTAACGCGCTAGAACATAAAGCCCATCTTAAAAAGATGGATCAAACATTAGCAAGTCGCGCTATTGAAGCTATTAGATTAATTAAGACTGGTGATAAAGATTTTCCTGCATTAGATGATGATATCACTGCAATACGTTCATTAGTAGAGCAAAATCAATCTACCGGTGAATTAGTCTATAATCTCTTTACTGGTCATACAACAACAATTGAATGGGCTATTCCACCGTTAGATGCGCTTTTAAGTGAAGTTAAATACATTGAACCTAACGCAGATATTTTCTTAGCAATTGGATTTCCTAGAATTCTTGTTGTTGGGGAAACAAGTAGAAGCGGAAGTAGTGATAGTAAGATTGCACTTATTGGCCCAAAGAGTACCCTTGAAGATCTACGCTTACAATTACTTGCATTTGTTGATTCAGTGTATAAATATCTCGCTGAACTCAATGGATTCACACAAGTACCAGAACCTTATTTTTCACCAATTGCTACCAGCGATTATACTGCACTTACACAATTCGCAGTAGATGCAATGACCAATGGCGCGATTAGTAAAGATACAGTTGCACAATTATATGGATCGGATTATACAACAGAAGTAGCACAACGTGAGATAGAAAAGACGGTTGAAGATGTACTATTCCCGCAACCTGTAGCAGTACAACCAAATGCCGCTAAACCCGTTTCTAAGCCACCTACAGCTACGAAAAAACCTAATGGGGGATAATACACATGCTTGATATTATACGTACACCACGCTGGACTAAGAACGATAGAATACCGTATGATTCAAATCAATTTCAAAATGAAAAGTATTGCGGCTATCAATTACGCACTGGAAAAGTACAGAGTATTATCATTCATTCAACAAATGGTACCGTAGGATCATCGTTTGAAGGTGAAGTTAATTTCTTAGTTGAATCTCGTGATGTCTCCGCACATTATCTTATTGCAAAAGACGGTAGAATTGTTGAAATGTTAGATCCTAGTGCATATTGTGCGTGGCATGCTGGATTACCGCGATCTCCAATGTTTAGCAATCAAAATTCAGTAGGAATAGAAAATCATTATTCCCCTGGTGAAGGTGAATGGCCGATTCCTATGAAGAATGCACTTACAAATCTTACCAATGAATTAATGCGTGTATTCTCATTATCAAAGAGTGCAGTAGAAACACATAGAAATATTGCAATACCTATTGGTAGAAAAATAGATCCTAGTGGATTTGCAGATGTACCTTTTTATAGTTGGCGCGATACTTTAACTGGTACAAATAATCCCGCCGCAGTACTCACAAAGAAAGTACGCTGGAATACGGTAGTTCGGCTACGTCCTTCAAGATTATCCCCTGTAGTAATGCAGGTACAGCAAAATAGTACACTAGAATTACGTAGCAAATGTGTTGACGAACAAGCTATATTTATTGCAGGAACAAATATTTGGTATGAAGTTGTTTCTATAAACGCTACAACCATTGGTTATATCCATGCAAGTGGTTTAATATTATGACAAATCGTATAATCCTATCAATAAAACAATTCATATACTTTATATTAAATAGAGATACATCATATACATTTGAAATACTATTACTCTTATTATGGGTATGGCGTTGGTTTATTGTATTAATAGGATCAATGGATCGGTCTAATACTGTTCTTTATACAATTTATAGCTTTATGCCAAACTATAGTACGTATTTTGCACTTATTACAACAATTATGTTTTTACATGTACAATCAGTATTGACAAAACGTATATTACTACGGCAGATAGTTTCACTTTTAAATATGTCGTTATACTTATATCTACTTGTTATATCATTTAATAATGATCTTTCTAGTTCTGCTACTGGTACATTAGCGGTATTAACGATAGTAAATATGATCACATTTTTAAAGATCACTGATATACGCCATGCTTAACATTGACGCAGCTACATGGGCATTTCTTGGTATTATTGCTACAATGGTTGGCAATATCATTATTAAACGTTTTGAAACGTCTAGCGGCGAATCATTACGTACAAAACAAAGTGATTTTACGAATCAGGTTTTAGAACGTGTTGAGCAGTTAGAAAAGTTATCTGAATTACAGACACGAGAATTAGCGGAATTACGATCTGCGAATATTAAACTTGCACAAGAAAATATTAATTTTATGCGGGAAAATGCGGAATTCATGTTACGTATATCGAAACTTGAATCAGAACGTACCCGTATGCTTACCACTATTAAAGATCTGCTTACCAAAGCAGCGAAATAACACACAAGAGGTTATCATGGATTTTACATTCTCACAGTCAAATGCTATTGACGTACTTCAAATAGTTGGCCCATTTCTACCCGTTATTGCAGGATATATTTTATTGCAAGATTTAC